TATAGCACCTCTTAACCAAATTAAGGTTCTTTCATATAAGGATAAGGGTGATTGGATACTAGAGCAGAAGTATAATATAGGTAAAAAGAATAAGGTACAGGAAACCACACCTGAATAAAAAGACTTTCTGGTATAATTAGTAGTGTGGATGCCTTAGGGGTTCACAATTCACTAAAGACGCTTACGGAGGTCTATTATGTTTGGTCCTAATTCACTTACGTTGTCCGTTCCAGAGACAGCAAAATACCTTGACACTATTCACAGAAATAGTATAGGTCTAGAGGATTGGATGAGAAGACTTGACTCTACCTTTGAAACAGGAGATGTCAATTATCCACCTTATAATCTTGTCAAAGAGACAGACACAAGATTTAGACTAGAACTTGCTATTGCAGGGTTTACTAAAGATGATGTTGAGGTTACTACAGAGTCTAATAGACTTTCTGTAGAAGGGAAACAAAAAGAATCTGATACTGATGAGTATGTGTATAGAGGGTTAGCCTCTAGAGCATTCACTAGAACATGGACTCTATCTGATGATGTTGAGGTTAGTGAGGTAGACTTTACAAATGGTCTTCTTACTGTTAGATTAAATAAGATTATACCAGAGCATCAGAAGAGAAAGGTGTATGAAATCTCAGGTAAAGAAGTTAACTAAAGAAGAGATAGGGTACAAAACCACAGACAAAATACGTCATATGTGGTTACTCAATCCACATGACCATCATTTCTTGTATGTAAGAGATGATGGTTCTTTTTATGGGTTCACCCATATGAAGGGTGAAGATCCAGAAGAATGGTTTTGGGAAGCAGATGGAATACAAATGGAGTTGTTCCCACCACCACCTCCACCTAAGATTGAATTCACTCAAGAGCAACTTGATCGTGCTCCACACCATAATATACTAGAGAAATACTATGGTAAGGACTGGAAACCTACACCAGTTGAAGGACTAGAGGATCATTACTAATGTCATTTGTTGTACCTGATTACTGTAACAAGTATCCCATCATGCCCCATCATAATAATATTGATAGGATGTATGATGCTGTTAATAAGCATGAATGCACTCAAGAGATATGGTATGTTTACCTTGACTTCTTAACTAATAATGAGTTTCAAAATACTTTTGATACTATGCATGGAGGTTGACTGTT